CACTTACACAGGTCCATCCGCTGCTGAAGTTCGTGCTCACTTCTCCGCAGGTGAGATGATCAGCATTTCTTCGGGTGAGATTGCAGTCGATGCTGCTGTCTTCTCCGCTTCTGCTGATGTTCGCTTCGACGCTAAGTTGGCTGCTGCCGACACTGACGATCTTTCCGAAGGTGCAAGCAACCTTTATTGGACTGTCGCACGTGGTGAGTCTATGTTTGATTCGAAGTTAGCTGCTGCTGACACTGACGATCTTTCTGAAGGTCAAACCAACCTTTACTTCACCAACGCACGTGCTCAGGCTGCTATCAGTGTCTCAGACACCAACAGCATGGACTTGACATACTCTGCTGGTCAAATCTCTGCTGACCTTAAGCTTAACGCTGGTGACGGCGCAAACTCTTTCGAGATTGCTGCTGGTGGTCTTCGACTCAAGTCATCCGTTGCTGGTTCTGGTCTTACACTTAGTGCAGGCGGTGTTCTTTCGGTTGATTCTGGTGCATTAAACGCTATCGGTGATGCTAACGGTAACCTTGCAGTTGGCTTTAACTACGCTTCCGCTGACGTTACTGCTGACCGCACTTGGACACTTCCAGCCAGCCCAGCCGCTGGTGACGTTGTTCACATTAAGGCTGCGCTTGTTGGTTCCAACAAGATTATTGTTGCTGCTGGTGCAGGCGATACCATTGATGGTGTTGCATCGATCGAGATTGAATCCGATCAAGGTGCAGTTTCTCTCATGGCTATCTCTGATTCCGCATGGAAGATCTTCTAATCTAGAATTAGAATCTGCTTATACTGGGTGCCCCTCGAAAGGGGGGCATCCTTTTTTTTGACTATTTACATCTGTGATTAATATAAAAACACTAGACCTGCATGGAGAGCACCATCGTAATGTTGAAATAAAAGTAATTAACTTTGTTTTAATGAACGATACACCATTAAAGATAATAACTGGAGACTCTGAGGTAATGAGAGAAATAGTATTTAGTGTCCTCGACGAACATGGATTTGATTATCATCCTGAGTTTTATACCAATCACGGTGCATTTATTATCAGAGACAAAACAAATTAATAACCTATTTATAGTCGAAGAGGTAAGCTATGGCATATAATGTTTTAAAAGGCTCTGTTGAGGGCTCAGTTGATCAACACGCTGATCAAGAGATTGGCGGAGTAAAAGTTTTTAAAAATACTGTTAGTGCTAGCGTGTTTTATGATACAGACGCACAAAGTCCATGCGCTACTGTTAATAGGGTAGCAATAGAAGAATTGGCTGCAACTAACACTGCGGGAATACTAACTTACGAAGGCAACAAGATTGCCAAAGCCCACAGAAACCTTGTTTTTGATGGTAGAAGTTTTAAAACTGATAATGCTGTATTCAATACAATTACAGGTTCTGCAGGAGGTTTAACGAACATTCCTGTTGATCAATTTGCTGGAAAAATCTCTGGAGACTTTATCAACGCTGGTCTTGGCTTAGAAGCGTCGAGAACACAACTTAAAATTAAAAAGCACGATGGTATTAAGCTAACTGATGAAGGCTTGTCTCTTGATTTGGCTCCCAACGGTGGTGTTAAATTTAATCATGGAAAGTTGCAAATTGATCCAACAAACGCTCACGATGTTACAGTAGCTGGTCAAAATATCAGCGACGAAGATACTATTTTGATTTATGACGCTTCACGTGCTGAGTTGTGTTATACAACCTTCAAGAACTTATATGATAGCTATGTTAGTATGAAGATACCTCATGCCGCTGGCTCTATTAATGCGATCCAAATTAAAGGACGCAAGACTTTTGAAAGTAGCGAGAACTTTACATATGACTTAAAGAATAATACTTTAACTGTTAAAGGGAACACAAATACTTTGAAGGCTGAAGTCAACACAGAGTTTAAGTCAAACGGCGAAACGCACTTAAATGGAAGTGTATTTAAGTCAATAAAAACAATCAATTATAAAAATTATGAGATACAAAATGGTGATAATACTGTATTATTAGACACAACTAATAACAGCATCACTGTTACTCTTCCACCGGCTAAAGAAAACTACGGTAGAGTTATAAACATCAAAACAATAGCCGAGAATAATCAAAACGACGAAAATGAAACAAAATACAGTGTTAAAATCAAAACAGACGGCGAACTTATTGATTTTACTACAGAAATTGTTATTAATTCCAGTTGTTCTTCGCGAACTCTACACTCAGATGGTGCTAATTGGTGGGTTACAAGCGCAAACGGTTCGTAAATTATTCCTTTTCCCCCATAAAACACTATTTATTTTGAACAATTCCCATATTAGGAGATGAATTTATGTCAAGCTTACTGAAAGATGCCATTGTTGATGCAAAGGCGCTACGCGAATCAGCACTTAAAAATGCTGAAACTTCCATTATTGAGAAATACTCTGAGGAAGTAAAACAAACTCTTGATCAGCTTTTAGAGCAAGATGATTTAGGTGAGCCAACTACCACCAATGATGACATTGCCGAGAACATTCCACTCGCAGCAACCGACAATCTTTCAGAAGAAGAAGGTGATATTCCCGAGACCATGAATGAGGAGGGCGAAGAAGTGCCTGTCACCATCGATCTCGATGCGCTTCAAGAAGCAGTTGCCGCTCTTGAGGCTGAGCTTGACGAAAACGAAGAAATCGAAATCACCGCAGAAGATCTTGCTGAGATCCTCGCTGAAGATGAAGAGGAACTTGAAGAAGGTGGCGCCGCTCAACGTAAGGGTGACCCACGTGTTCGCCGTCAAGATCCAGACAGACTTCGTGAGGATGAAGAACTCGAAGAAGATGTTATCGAGGAAGACGATGCTGTAGATGTCTCTGGCGAAACTGCTGGTGAAGAATCCGCAGAAGAAACCGAAGCCGCAGCAGTCCAAGATGAGAAAGCTATGGAAGAAGACCTTGACACTGATGAACTCGTCGCATCTATTATGGAGAAGCTCACCGTTGATATGGGCTTCGACCTTTCGGGTTGGGCTGGACGCTCATCCGAAGAAAAGATGCATGAAATTGAAAAAGAATTAGCACATCGACGCTCTACAGATGTAGAAGAAGAGATGGAAACTTTAAAGAAGGCTCAAGAAGAGTTAGTTTTTGAGAATAAACAACTAAACGAGCATCTTTCCCAACACAAGCAAGTCGTTGAAGAGCTTAAAGAAAGCTTGCAAGATGTAAATCTTTCCAACGCTCGCTTGCTTTATACGAACCGTGTATTGAGAAATACCTCCCTGAATGAGCGGCAAAAAGAAAAGATTGCCGAAGCTATTTCGAACGCTGGTTCTGTAACAGAAGCGAAGGTTATTTATGAGACCCTTCAAAGCACAGTGGAGACTAAGCCATCGCGTAGTCCAAAATCGCTGAGCGAAGCTATCAGCAATAAGCGATCTTCTGTTATTCGCGCTACTCGCCAAGAGAGCGCACCCTCTGATCCTCTTTCTGAGAGGATGAAGAGACTAGCTGGCATCAAATGATGCATAAACTAATAAATACAATAAAACAGGAGGTATTTTAAAAATGGCTGGTATTATTGAAAGGTTGACCGAAGGTGTTGTCAACCGTGATATGCGCGCCGAAGGTCACGCTTTGTTAGAGAAGTGGGAGCGCACAGGTCTTCTTGAGGGACTTGATTCTGATCGTCAAAAGGGTTCTATGGCACGTTTGCTTGAGAACCAAGCTAAGGAGCTTCTCCGTGAGAGTTCTTCTATGGCTGGTGGTGATGTTGAGGGCTTTGCAGCCGTCGCATTCCCAATTGTTCGTCGTGTTTTTGCAGGCTTGATCGCTAACGATCTTGTTTCTGTTCAGCCGATGAGCCTTCCAAGTGGTCTTATCTTCTTCTTGGATTTCACCTTCTCGGGTGAGCTTGGTTCAACCACCACAACTGGTAGAATGGGTAACTCTGCTACTGATTCGATCTACGGTGGTGATAAGGTTGGTAGCGAGTTGACTGGCGGTCTTGACCTCGTTGGTTCGCTTAAGCAAGACCAATCGGGTCCACGCACTGTTGGCGCTCGTGGTTATGCTTACGCATCTCCAACTGGCTCAGCCGATCCAGACGGTAACGTTACTGTTGCTGATGCGTTCTCATTGAGTGGTTCTACTGAACTTCAAAAGCGTAAGTGGTTACAATACGATCCAGACATTCTTTCGTTGTCTGCTTCTGGTAATGCATATGGTGTTGCTGTTATCGAAGTTCCAGCTTCTGCGCTTACTGCTTCTGCTACTGGTCAGCCTTGTGATACTCGCAACCTCGGTGCATTCGCTCTTAGTGGAATGGACGCACTTACTGGTGTTGGCGCCAATGCCGTTCAAATCCGTCGCTTGACCCAGCAAACTGGTTCTGACGCTGCAAACGATCGAATTCACTTCGTTATTTTCGGTGCTGATGGTGCTACCGGTGTTCAGCCGGATGCTGTTGCTGCTGCTGACGGTGTAACTTTTGAGTATCCAATCCGTGACAAGCTGGAAGCTTCAAACGCACTTGGATCCGTTATCGGTGCAACTGCCTGGGGACTTGAAGGTTCCGAATTGATCCCAGAGATCGACATCAAGGTTGATAGCATTGCTGTTACCGCTCAAACCAAGAAGCTCAAGGCTAAGTGGACTCCGGAGTTAGGTCAAGACCTTAACGCCTACCACAACCTTGACGCAGAGGTTGAGCTTACCAGCATTCTCTCCGAGCAAATTGCTCTTGAGATTGACCGTGAGATCCTTGCTGACCTCGTTAACGGTGCAACTGCTGAGACTCGCTACTGGTCTCGTGCTCCAGGTCTCTTTGTAGACGCTAATGGTGCCGAGGTTGGTGCTGGTGCTGCTGCTCCAGACTTCACAGGCACTGTCTCTGAGTGGTATGAGACTCTCGTTGAGACCATCAACGATGTTTCTGCACAAATTCACCGCAAGACTCTTCGTGGTGGTGCTAACTTCATCGTCTGCGGACCTGAAGTTGCCAACATCCTTGAGTTCACCGCTGGATTCCGTGCAAACGTTACCGCTGATTCTGAGACCGGCACTGTCGGTGCAGTTCAGGTCGGCTCGCTGAGCAAGAAGTTCGACGTTATCGTTGATCCTTACTTCCTCCGCAATGTCGTCCTCGTTGGTCGCCGCGGCTCCTCTTTCCTTGAAAGCGGATACGTATACGCACCATACGTCCCACTGCAAACCACTCCTACTATCTTCGGACCTGAAGACTTCGTGCCTCGCAAGGGCGTGATGACTCGTTACGCGAAGAAGATGGTCCGCCCAGATATGTATGGTCTGGTCGTTATCCGTGGTCTTCTCGGTGAGTCCGGCGCTAGCTAATAGACGCTGAGTCTTAAACGACACTAAAAGAGTCCCCTTGTTTCGGCAGGGGGGCTTTTTTGTTTTCAATAAACTACTTATAACAAAGGAGAGAATGTTATGAACATCCGCAAAAAGAAACACTTATGGTTAAAAGCCAAGAGAGCTAAAGAAGCTGCTGCTCAACCAGTCGCTGCCCCAAAGGCTGCCCCTAAGCCTGCACCTGAACCGGTTATTGAGCCAGTTGTTGAGGCAGAAGAAGTATCAGAAGATGTTGTCGAGGCAGAACCAAAAGCTATCTCAAAAAAACGTAGTTCTTCGAAGAAAGCTTCCAAAAAGTAAAAAGTATAAAAGGACGAAAGTCTAAATATTATCTTAAGGCGGATTTATGTCCGCCTTTTTACTATTTAATTTGAGGAGCAATTTATAAATGCCAACAAACCTTAGCCCGAAGTCTCAAACAAGCGCGATTGTCTTAACATCGACAGGAAGCACATCCTTAGTAACAGCATCATTACCGTTTGGTGTTTATAATGATTCAGCAGCATTTATTAGTGGTGCATCAGCGCAAGTTGCATATACATATAAAAAACTTGGCGGTGATGTTGTTGACATTGAGCTTACACCTTCTAATGTTTACGCAGCATATGAAGAGGCTGTTTTAGAATACTCATATATTGTTAACCTTCATCAAGGAAAGAATGTATTATCGACTATTCTTGGAACTCAAACAGGAACATTTGACCACAAGGGCGATATTACCGGTGGACCATCAGATGCAAACTTAAAATACCCAAGATTCAGTTTAGGTTATGCTAATCGCGTTGGTGATGGTGCAGCCGCAGCAGGTGGGTTTGGCGGAACGATACCGCAATACTCCGCATCGTTCGTTCCAAAACAAAATGTCCAAGACTACGATATCCAGGCGATCATCCAAAGCGCTTCTGATTCCGGTGTAGATCAATCAGGCAACAGCGTTGGTTATGCTGGCAAAGTTGATAACAAGCGTGTCATAGTAACCAAGGTTTATTACAGGTCTCCACGAGCCATGTGGCGCTTTTACGGTTACTATGGTGGTGTAGGTGTGGTAGGTAATTATTCAACGTATGGTCAGTTTGCTGACGATTCTACATTCGAGATTATTCCTACTTGGCAAAACAAAATGCAAGCAATCATGTATGAGGATTCTATCTTCACAAGAACTTCCCATTATTCATATGAGCTTGTTGATGGCAAAATAAGACTATTCCCTGTACCAAGCTACTGGGGACACAGCGAAGGCGATAGAATTTGGGTTAAGTTCCATGTAGACTTAGAAGCATTTGCAACCGGCTCGTATGATTCAGGTATCACTGGTGTTAACAAT